GCTTTGGTACAGGTTCAGATGCAAGCCATTCAAGCGGACATCCAGAAGAAAGCAGCAGAGCTCGAACTAGAGCGCGAGAAAATGCAGCGCGAGGATGACCGACGCAGAGATAAAGACGAAGCAGATATCGCCCTAAAGGCCGCTGAGATTAACGCCCGATATGGCGCTCAGATAAACACGGCTGAGATTAAGGCGAATGCTGAAAGAGATAGGGAACTGGTGAAGCAGTTGGCGCAGAGAGCTCCAAATGTCTGAATCCAGGAGCGAACAGCTGGCAATCCAGCAAATGTTCGACGACCCAAATTTCTCCAAAATGGTGGAGAACCTACGCCTCGAAATATTCGAGAGTTGGTGTAAAGAACGCAAACCCGACGAACGGGAGCTCTTATATCAAGAACAGAAAGTCCTCGACCGCGTGGTGATGAAAATGCGCACTATGGCTGATCGACTGGCTTTCGAGCGACATAGGGATAATTAATGAGTGATAATATGGTAAGTGAAAACCCCCAAGATATGGGGGGTGCGTCTGTGCAAGACGCGACAAAGATTCTAGCTGATATGTTGGCTCCTCAAGAGGATAAAGCCGAAGCAAACAGCGAGATCGTTGAAGAAGTCTTCGAGGAAGAAGGCGAGGTATTGGAGGATACCGAAATCGAGGAACCCGATGCGGAACTCGATGAAGAAGAAACCGATATCGAACTGGATGACGATGAATACGAACCAGATGAGGTCGTTGAGTCAGCTGAAAAATTCACTGTCAAAGTTGCCGGTGAAGAACTTGAAGTGGATCTCAAGGAGCTCAAAAACGGTTACTCGCGTCAAGCAGATTATACCAAGAAAGCACAAGCGTTAGCCGAAGAGAAAAAGGCATTTACGCAAGATCGTGACGCGGTGCTTTTAGAGCGGCAGCAGTACGCCCAACTACTAGGGGCATTGCAACAACAGTTAAGCGTGGACAGCCAACAGGCTCCCGACTTTGATCGACTTTACGAAGAAGATCCTATCGAGGCGGCTAGGGCTGAACGAAACTGGACTAAATCACAGCAAGAAAAGCAGCAAAAACTGCAAGCGATTGCCCTTGAGCAGAAGCGTTTGAAGGATGCCAACGCGAAAGAGCAAGAGACGCAGATGCGAGCTTTGATAACCGCTGAAGCTGAGAAGCTCACTGACGTGATTCCTGAGTGGAAGAACAAAAAGAGGGCTGATGCGGAGCGCGAAGAGCTTAGGCAGTATCTAACTGATTCTGGCATAAGCGAGGATGAAATGGGGGCTCTGGTTAGAGCTAACCACATTTCGGTTTTACGCAAAGCGATGCTCTACGACAAGGGCCGCATCCGCGTAAAGAAAGCGCAGAAAGCCAGTGGTAAGAGAACTGTGAAGCCAGGAGCGAGCAACGCTCAAACAACACCACGCAATAGAACACAGAAAGCCGCAATTCAACGACTTGCAAAAACGGGCCGGCGCGATGATGCGGCGGCGCTTTTGGAAACATTATTGTAGGTAAACAACATGGCTATCATATCCAACACGTTCACCAGTTTTGATGCAAAAGGACTGCGTGAAGATCTAAGCGATATCATTTACAACATATCGCCAGAGAACACGCCGCTGGTCTCAAACATGAGCAAGCGACGGGCTATCTCTAACACTCTGTTTGAGTGGCAAACCGACTCTCTAGCAAGTGCGGCGTTACATTAGGCGCCTTCATGCAGCAATGTATGTCGAATAACTCTGTGAATTGCTGGGACATCTCTTTGAGACAATCAGCAGCCAAGCCTATTCGTAGGAAGGTTCAACGATCATTCCGAAAGGAAGTAGGGTTAAGTGACCCGAAGCGCAGAGCGCCCCGATGGGGTGATGATATGATCTTATCTACACGGCGACGTGTAGCAGCGCCAAAAGGCGCGGGGCAAGAGGTAACGAGCTTGCTCGAAAATAATGCTAACGCACAAATCGACGGCGACGACTTATCGTCGTTTTCCGCTGTCTCAGCAACAGATAGGCTTGCGAATTACAGTCAGATTATGCGCAAAGATTTCATTATCGCCGATAACTTGAATGGCGCAATCGATGAAGCTGGCCGACGCTCCGAAATCGCTTATCAACTCGCAAAGAAAGGTAACGAGCTTAAGCGTGATATGGAGTTCAACTTCTGTGGCGTAAACCAAGCGGCCGTTGCTGGTTCTACCAGTGCGGCAAGAAAGACTGCTTCTTTGTCTGCGTTCATTAGAACGAACACAAACAAGGGAACTGGCGGCGGTGATCCGACCGTATCAAACGGAATCGTTAACGCGGCTCGAACTGATGCGAGCTCTGGAAACCAAAGAGCTTTCACCGAAACGATCCTCAAAGACGTTATCCAGCAGACCTGGACGCAAGGCGGCGAGGTTTCATTCCTCATGGTTGGACCGTTCAACAAGCAAGCTGTTTCAGCTTTTGCCGGAATCGCAGCCCAAAGATATATGGCCCCCGAAGGGCCAACGACTATCGTTGGAGCCGCAGACGTATACGTTAATTTAGGCGTAGCCGCGTAGGAATGCGCGGGCAATAAGGTGGTGAATTCAGTGAACATCTCAACACCAGAGACAATACTGAGCCAAGCTCGTGAAAGCGAGAAGGTGCAACGACTATCCCGAAAGGGAGTAGACGCAAGCGCGTCGAAGCGCCACCTACCCAGACCGGGTAAAGATATAGTCTCATCTCTACGGCGACGTAGAGCAGCTGTAAAAAGCGGGAATGATTTAGCGAATCATTTTGAAGATAAATGCTCAGATTTCGGCTCCGTTTCAATCGTACCTAACAGGTTCTCAAGAGAGCGAGATGCTTATGTACTCGATCCTGATTTGATTGAAATGGCTACCCTGCGACCAGTCCAAAGCCAAGAGCTCGCGAAAACTGGTGATGCCACCAAGTTCATGGTTCTTGCTGAGGTGGGTCTACAGGTAAACCAAGAAGCTGGCTTAGGTATAGCAGCTGACTTAACAGAGTCTTAAGGACATATATGGAAGATCGACGCGAACTCTCAAATGATGCTCAGGCAGGCATCAAGACAGATTTCATTTTCGAGGCTGGTGATAGACCTTCTGGCGATAAAATTACGATTGCGACTTCGCAGGATGTAACCAAGATCGTCGAGGCGAATCGTCGGGCTCGTAACGAAATTGACAAACACAAGCCTCATGGCGAGTGGTCGAAAGTCGCGTCGATTCCCCTATCGGTTCTTTACGATCTCAAACGACGCGGCATAGCTGACGATCCGTCGGCTATGAAGCGTTGGTTAAATGACCCAGACAATCGAGCTTTCCGAACTAGGGACGCACGAATCTAATGGCTATCACTACTTACGCAGAGCTACAAAGTTCGATAGCGGATTGGCTAAATCGCACTGATTTAACCAGCGTGATTCCAGACTTTATCGCTCTAGCGGAAGCTGAACTGACTCGAACGCTACGCCATCGCAAGCAGATCACACGATCCACTGCGACGATTGATAGTGAGTATTCAGCTACCCCAGCCGACTGGATGCAGACGGTAAGTTTTATTTTAGAAACTAATCCAGTGAAGGCTTTGGAGTATGTGACCAACGAAGCACTAAACGAATTGAAAGCGATGAGCTCCACCGTTGGAGAGCCCACGCACTTTACGCACGTCGGTACTGAAATACAGGTATATCCAGCACCAGACTCGACCGGCAGTGGCTACACTGGCGAGCTTGTTTACTATGCTCAGATACCCGCCCTTACCGACAGCAATACAACGAACTGGCTGTTAACACTGGCCCCAGACATCTACTTATATGGCGCTCTGCTACAGAGCACGCCGTACCTAGTGGATGACCAGCGGCTTCCGACAATAGCCGCGATTTATCAAAAACTGGTTGAGGATCTTTACGTTTCCGACCAACGCACGCGAGGGCAAACGAGCGTGCGAATGCGAGCGGCAGCGCTGCAATAGGAGTTATTATGGCTGGTTTCAGCGATTATCTTGAAAACAAAGTATTAGATTACGTTTTTAGTGGCGGGTCTTTTTCTCAGCCTGGCACAAAACACGTGGCCCTTTTTACGACTGCCCCAGGCGATGATGGTACGGGCGGTACGGAGTGTTCTGGCACTGGCTACGCCAGGCAGAGCGTGACTCTTAGCACGTCTGGCAGTGCCACGACAAACAGCGGTGCGGTCGAGTTTCCAACAGCTGGATCAAGCTGGGGAACGATTGTAGCGGCTGGCGTTTACGACGCATCAACCAGCGGCAACCTTCTCGCGTTTAACAACCTTACCGCGTCCAAGACTATTGGCAGCGGAGACGTGTTCAGAATCAACGCGGGCGACCTAGACATAACACTGGATTGATGAGCCAGGGATATGGAAATGGTTCTTACAACTCTGGCAAATGGAATGTTTGGAGTTATAAGGATTGTGAAGTCACTATCGCAGCGAGTTCAACCGTTGCGGTCGTTGGCAGTCGAGTGGCTGAAGCCGCTTGCACCATCGCAAGTTCTTCGAGTGTTAGTTGTAGCGGCACTAGAATCGCCCCATCTAGCGTTTCGATTGCGGCGTCTAGTAGCGTTTCGATTGCAGGAGCTCGCGTCCAGTTTAGCGCGGTTAACATCTCCGCTTCGAGCACTGTCAGCGCGAGCGCTGTCAGGATTGCAGACGGCGTTCTACCGATTGCT